CGTCAACGCAACAGTCACGACCAATGCACAAACTTCTTTAAGGGCTGCTCAAGCGTCTCCAATTCGCCAAAACGTAACCGCCGTCACATTCCAAAACACAAACGCAACGGCAACCACGCTGACGATTCAGGACGGTTCGACAACGCTTGTGACGTTTAGCGTTCCGGCGAGCATGACGCTGCCGGTGCAATTGCTTTTCCCAACTCCACTTCGCGGCACTGCCGCAACCGCTTTGAACTATACGGCTGGAACAACTGGCGCAAGCGTGCTGCTGACTGTCACCGGTTTCAACTCTTACTAAAAGGAACTTTTGATGCCTGTAAATCAAAACATCGTGGGCCAACCGGCCGCATCCGGCAGTAACGCAGTGGTAAACACGCGGGCCGGGCAACTTGGTGACGTGATTGTCTCGGAGCTTCATGGCCGTTACTACGAAACTACCTATCGAGGCAACTCGTTTCTTTTGTCGGTCTCGACTGCCGCAGCGGTGACTGCCTTTTCCGGTGCTGCTGGCGGCACTCCGATGCTGGCGATTTTCAACCCGATTGGTTCAGGACGAAACGCGGCGCTGACCAAAATTAGCGTCGGCAGCGTGGTCGCGGCATCGGGTGCTGGGACCGTATCTTTCGGCCTGTGGTTTGGCAACACCGCAACGATCACGCAGGCAACGACCGTAACGCCGTGGTCGATGTCAACCCAGTTGCAGTCAGGTTCAGTCGTGACCGGATTCCGAAACGTCGCGTTGACTTCGGGCAGTGCGGCATCGAACGTGATCCCGTTCGCCTCGTACTACTGGGCGACCGCTGCCGGTGCGGCACTTGTGACGGGTGGCCCGATTGACCTTGAAGGTGCGATCATCATTCCACCGGGAGCCTATGCGGCCATCGGCGGAAGCTCGGCGTTGACATCGGCGACTTGGATCGGTTCGATGCAGTGGGAAGAAGTGCCGGTATAGTCTTTGGCTCCTTCTTGAAAGTGGCCAATGGCTGAGCTGCAAGGATTCACGTTTTTACTGGGCGGTCTGCTTGGGACTGGAGGCGTCGGCAACGACTCCCTCGCCCTTAGCGGAATTGCTGCCGGGACGCCCGTTTGTGGCCAGCCGAGCCTTTCGCAGAATCACAGCCTGACCGCAAGCGTGGTCGCATCCGGTTCTCCGGTCTGCGGCACGGCAACGCTGACGCAGAACCACGACCTCGCAGCAAACAGCCTCGCCACCGGTTCGCCAGTGGTGGGGACAACAACGCTCTCGCAGAATCACGACCTCGCAGCAACGGGACTCGTTGCCGGGTCGCCGGTTCTGCAAGGTGCCGCACTCAGCCAGGACCACGCATTTGCGCCAAGCGGACTGGCAACGGGTTCGCCGGTTTGCGGCCAGCCTGTGCTGAGCGTGCAGACGGGAGCGGTCGAGCTGTCGCTGGCGTCGATTACGGGCGGCGTTGCGGTGCTAGGCCAGCCGGAACTGTACGACATTTTCGCGGCAGAGACGGTGCAGTTGCGCGGCACTTATCCGGCCCCGTCGGTGCGGGCCGCGTGGCCGCAGCTGGCGGCCGCAGCCAGATTTCAGGCAAACAGCGTGCGAGCGAGCGAGTTCAAACTGACGGCCGCAGCCAGATTTCAAACGAACACCCTTAGAGCGGAGATGGTCCAGCCATGATCGAAATTGCACGGCTCAGCGATGTGACGATTGACGTGACGCTGGTCGGGGTTCCCGGTGGCGTGACCGTCACCAAGTGTTATCTGGCGATCAAAACTACCGACGCCGTGAGCGATGCGGAGGGGCTGGTCGTATCGACGGTACCCGCTGCCGGCGTGGCGTCGTTCACGATTACGGACGTGCAGACAGGAACGCTGCAGGCAACGCAGCATGTGATGAGCGTCAAGGCAATTCTGAGCGACGGGCGGGCCGTTCGGCTGGTTCTGGACGAGCGATTTGCTCAGGTGCTTGAGCCCGGTGTCGAGGCGATTGCGTAACAAAGACCAAGGCACGGACCAAGGCGAGGGTCAGTGATAAACACGGCGACGAAATTCAGCGGCGATCAGCAGTCCAAACAGGCACGCTACGCCGAACGCAAACAACTGGAACGGAATGCGATCATCATTCCTCCGCCGGCTGACCTCGCGCGCAGGCAGCAGCTGTTGGCCGACCCGATGGCGTTTCTGAAGCACTACTTCCCAGATCGGTTCTGGTCACCGTTTGCGGATTACCAGCGGGAGATGGTGCAGCTGATTGTCGATGTGGCCGAGTTTGGCGGAGACCAGGCGATTGCGGCACCTCGCGGCGACGGCAAGACAGAGATCACCAAGGCCATGATCGTCTACTTGATTCTGCGTGGGCTGGTTCGGTTCCCGCTGATCATCGCGGCCAGCGGCACGTTTGCCAGTCGCATCTTTGACGACGTGCGGCGGCACTTCGACAGCAACGAACGCCTAATTGAAGACTTCCCCGAAATCTGTGTCCCGTGTGCTGCACTGGAAGGGACCCCCCAGCGGGCGGCCAAGCAGACGCACAATGGCAAACTGACCGAGATCAAGTGGTCGAACGTCGAGGTTATGTTCGGCAAAATCGACGGACTGCCGGCCACGGTCAAGGGCCAGCCGTGGCATGAAGGCGGCATCAGTCCCTACAGCGGCGTCTGCATGGCATGGGCTGGAATGGACAGCGCCATCCGTGGCATTAACATCCGTGGCAACCGGCCGGACTTCGTGCTGGTTGATGACCCTGAAACGCGGGAATCTGCCTTCCATGAAAACCAAGTCGAAACCCGCGACATCATCTTGAACCGTGACGTGGCCGGGCTGGCAGACGGGCGAAAGCGGCTAAGCCGGGTGGTGCTCTGCACGATTCAGAACAACCGCTGCCTCGCCGAGAAACTGACCAACCAAGCCAAGGCACCAAGCTGGAACGGCCGGCGATATAGCGGCGTGGTCCGGTGGCCGGAACGGGTCGACCTGTGGCAGCAGTACATGGACCTGCGGCAGGAAGCACAGCGGGCTGGCGATGGCTGCGGCGTCAACGCTACAGCGTTCTACATTGCCAACCGGGCGGACATGGACGCAGGGGCGGACGTGCTGAACCCTGAACGCTACAGCCGCGCCATGACCCGCGAGGGCCAGTCCATCGAACTGTCGGCCCTGCAGGCGGTCTATAACCTGATCGCTGATAACGGCCTGAACTACGTGCTGACGGAAATCCAGAATGCACCACCGGACGAGGAACAAGCGGAAACGCTGGGCCTGACGGCGCACAAGGTCGCCAGCCGGCTGAGCGGGCTGGAACGGAACGAGCTGCCGAAGGTCGAAGGCGTGCGGATTACCTGCGGGCTGGACATCGGCAAGTATTACAGCCACTGGACCAAGATCGCATGGTTCGGCAATGCCACGGGTGTCGTGATCGATTATGGCGTGATGGAAACGCCAGGCATGCAGGCGGCCACGGATTCGCAGGCGGTCGAAGTCGCACTGCTGAATAGCCTGCTGGGCTGGCGGTCGGACATTATGGCCAGCAACCCGCCAGAATTCTGCCTTGTCGATTCGGGCGATTATTCGCCGGCAGTGTATGAGTTCATCCGGCGGGCAGGCGGGACACCGTTCGCAGCGTCCAAAGGTTACGCCAGCAGCAAGTTCCACATGGGCACCGAGTCGGGCACCCGCCGGCTGTTTGATCGCTGCTACGCCAACCATCAGCCGCAGGAACGGGTGTGGTTGTACGTGGTCGACACCGAACACTGGAAGGGCTGGCTGCAGGAACGCTTCGTCACGGCGACGTTTAACGAGGCCCATCAGTTCAACGACGGCAGTCTGAGTCTGTACGTCAGCGACGACAAGAAAAAGCATGTCAGCTTCAGCCATCACATCGTGGCCGAAATGCGGGAGGAACTATTCGTGCCAGGCAAAGGCATGACCCGCAAGTGGCGCGAAGTCAGCAAGAACAACCACTGGCTGGACGCAACCGCGCTGGCCTGTGCAGCTGCCGGGTGTTTGGGCATCCGGCTGATCCCACGGGTGACCAGCCAGCAACTGGTTGCAGCGGCCAACAAGAAACAGGCGGCAGGGCAGGCTGTGCGGAATCGGGCGGGCATCGTGTCCAGCACGCCGCACGGTCAGGCTTTCGTCGCAACTCAACGGAAGTGAGCGAATGGCGAAGAACAAGGCAAAGACGGACCTGCCAACAATTGACGAAGTCGAAGTCGGCGGCGTGGAGCAGGTGCGCGGGTACGACATGGCAGCGGAGGCCATGCAATCGGTGGCGGTCGAAGTTCCCCCAGTCACCAGCCGCACGGTCAGCGTGCCACTGGCGCAAATCCCATTTGGCTACCTGCCACGGGTGTGCGATGTGCGGAAACTGACTGGTCGCCAGTCGCAGGCCCTGCGGCAATTGCAGGAGGCCCTGAGCAGCCAAGGGGCAAAGCTCGCCAACGGCAGTCGCATCAACAACCCATCGAACGCCATCAAGTGGCTGCTGGAATCCATCGCCGGCTAACTACGGAAAATCCGTAGGTTTCCCGTGCTGGTTTTCTGGCAGTGAAACGCAGGTCTGCGGCTAATATTTCGGCATGTCATACGACCTTACCACTGTCGAAGACGACTTGCTGGAATACTCCGACTTCGAGGAGACGGACAGCGTTAGCCGCGCCAAAAGTTTCATCACTGCGGCCAAACGCTGGATCATCCTTGCGGCCGCAAGTGCGTCCAACCAAGGCAGCAGCCTGACCCGCAGCAAGCCGGAAGTCATGCAGATGCTGGCGCGCGCCCAGTCGTTCGTCGCTGCCAAGGACACGGCAGCAGCCAGCCAGTCCCGTGTTCGGTTTCTAGGCATCAGCCAAGGATTCAGATGACGGCAACGCCACGCCGGCAAAAGAAAACCATTGCGAACACGTTCGACACGATTCGCGCCGATTACGACATGAGCCGGGAAAGCCGGTTCATCCGTCGCCGTGTTGGCCTTGCCCCGCGCGGCGGCAGTGCTGATTTCCATTACCGCACGGAAGAATTCTATTATCGCGACATCGAAAAAGCCCGAGACATGGACCGCAACGACGCCATCGTCGGGCAGACCATCGACCGGGCAGTCGCCAACATTGTGCAGGACGGGTTTTCCTTGGACGTTCGCACGGGCGACCCGTCGCTGGACCTTGAGCTGTGGAACCGCTGGCAGGCGTGGACCAGTTCGCCCGACGACTGCGACATGGCCGGCGAGTTCACTTGGCAGGACATCGAACGGCACGTGATGCGGTCGGTTCTGCTGGACGGCGATATGGTCGTCCTCGGCACGGCTGGCGGGCAGATTCAGCTAATTGAAGCCCACAGCATCCAAACCATCACGCCGCAAGAAAACACGTTTCTGGGCGTGACCCGCGACGACTACGGCCGGCGGACCCGTTACTGGTACTCCGCCGACAAGCGGGACGGTGGCGTTTTGGCTGTCGTTGGCAACCAAAAGGAAACCGCAGTCCCCATCGACGTGCGGGACGAGAACGGCGACCGGGTACTGTTTCATGTTTACAACCCGCGCCGGGTAAACCAGACCCGCGGCGTCACGGCACTGGCTCCTATCTTCAGCGTTGCCGGAATGTTCGAAGACATTAACTTCGCGAAGTTGGTCCAGCAGCAGGTGGTTTCCTGCTTCGCCATCTTCCGCAAACGCAACCCGATTGCCGGTGGTGGCCCGCTGCCATCGACCGACGGCTACGGACTGCCGCAAACGGAAGCGACCGGAGCCGGAACCCGCTACATCGAAAACATCGGCCCCGGCATGGAGATCATCGGGGGCGAAGGCGAGGAACTGCAGGGGTTCAGCCCGAACGTGCCGAACGCTGAGTTCTTCGACCACGTCAAGCTAATGCTGCAAATCATCGGCGTCAACCTTGGTCTGCCGCTGTGCCTGGTGCTGATGGATGGCAGCGAAACCAACTTCAGCGGCTGGCGTGGCGCGGTGGACGAGGCCCGCAAAGGTTTCAGGGCCAACCAGACCAACCTGCTGAACCGGCTGCATAAGCCAGTTTATGAGTTCAAACTGCGGCAGTGGATTGCGGAAGACCGGGCACTGGCCGCAGCTGCCAAGGTCGAAGGCATCAACATTTTCGGCCATCGCTGGAACCCGCCGACCTGGCAATACATCGACCCAGTTGCCGACGCACAGGGCGACGCGCTGCGAATCCAGAACGCACTGACCAGCCCCCGCCGGCTACATGCCGAAGGCGGACGGGACTGGGAGGAAGTGGCGGACGAGATTGTCAGCGACATGAGCTATGCCATCGTGCGGGCCAAGCAGCAGGCGACCGCCATCAACAGCCAGTTTCAGGACAACGCACCCGTTCACTGGCGGGAGCTGATTAGCCTGCCGATGCCAAACGGAATCCAGATGACCATGCAGGACAGTCAGGCAATGGTGCAGCAGGCCGAGGCACAAGCGGAAGCGACGGCTGCCGAGCAGGCACCGACCGCCGAAATGGTCGGCGTTGGCCGGAAGAACTGGCAGAACGCACGCAAGGCCATCAACGACATCCTGAAAGAATTGACTGGCGGGCAAATCAGCGAGCGGCGGGCACGGCTCGAACTGGACAGTCTCGGCGTTCCGGCCAGCAAGATTGACGTTTACATCGAAGACGCCAGTGACGGCACGATTGACACGCCAGAGGAGCAGCTGACCGATGAATGAAATCAAACTTTACGGCAGCATCGGCTATCCCGGCACCACCAGTGCGACGTTCAAGTCGCTGCTGGCTGATTGCGATCCGTCGCAGGAATTGGTCATCCGCATCGACAGCGAAGGCGGCAGCGTGTTTGACGGCCTGGGCATCCATGACGCAATCACCGCATGGCCGGGACCAGTGCGGGCCATCGTCGAGTCCAGTGCGTTCAGCATCGCCAGCTTCATCGCAATGGCGGCAGGCAAGGTAGAGATTACCGAGAATGGCTACCTGATGCTGCACAACCCCTACACCGCGACCGAAGGCGACAGCGAAGAGCTGCAGAAGCAAGCCGACCTGCTAGGCAAGCTGCGGGACAGCATGGTGAGCGCCTACGCAACCAAGACAGGAAAGAGCCGCGAAGAAGTCGAGGCCGCGATGCGTGCCGAGACTTGGCTGGATGCCCGCGAGGCACAGGCCAGCGGCTACGTCGATTCAATTCTGCCGACTGCCCGCAAGAGCGTGGCCGTTGCCAGATTTACAGGAAACATGCCGGAGCGGGTCAATCAGTCGCTGAACGTCAGCGGCGACTCGAGCGGCGAAACTGCTGACCAAAAGGAGATACCTCTCATGAGCAGCAATCCCAAGCCCGTCGCGACCGTGAAATTTATTCAGGCTCGCTTCGGCAAGGCGTCGTCGGACTTCATCGTCAAGGCAGTCGCTGCCGAGATGACCGAAGACCAAGTCGCCGAAATGTATTACAGCGAGATGATGACCGAGAACGAACAGCTCAAGGCCAAGCTCGCTGCGATGGAAGAGGAGATGGTTGCACTCAAGGCCAAGGCCCAAGAGACGATCGTCACCGAAGTCGAAGAAGACGACGAAGAGGAAAAGATGGTCGTGATGCCAGCCGCCAAGGCTCGCCCCGGCGTGGCTCCGGTGGCGTCTGTGACCGCCTCAAAGCCGGTCGCCAGTGCAAAGGCCCAGTGGGAAGGCGTTGTCGCAACCTACACGGCAAAAGGCATGAAGAAGGCAGACGCTGCACGCAAGGCGGCACGCGAACACGCTGGCCTGCGTGATGCGGTCATCGCCGAAGCAAACAACAAGTAACCAAACACAAGGAGCGAAAACATGAGTCAATATGTAGAAGCATCAGTCCGCGGCTTTACCGCCTCGGCTGCAATTGGTCAGTTCTTGCGAGTGTACCTCACATCCAGCAACACGCTGGCACTGGCAGGAGCAAACGACTACGGCATCGGAACGATGGAAGACCCGGCAACGGCTGCCAATGAGCAGGTCGGTGTTCGGCTGAACAGCGCGACGGGCACCCGCAAGTGCGTGGCTAACGCCGCGATCACTGTCGGCGACCCGGTTTATCTGGCCGCATCGGGCAAGGTCGGCGCAAGCGGATCTGTTCGCTACGGCACGGCACTCGAAGCCGCCACTGCCGACAACGACGTGATCGAAGTCTTGGTCGACGGCAACACTGGCGGCGTGCAGCACCTGCGGGCGCGAACAACCACGGCCAACGTCAACGCCGGAACGACCCTGCTGCCAGCGATTCCCGGCCGCAGTTACCGGCTGGTTGATGCCAGCATGATCTCCATCGGCGGCAATGCGGCTGGCGCAACTGCCGTACGCATCTCTGCCACCCAAGCTGCCTCTGGCGTGCAGCTGGTCAGCAACACCGTAGGCGCTTTGACCCAAAGCACCCGCGTATTGGCTGGCGTTACCGCCAACTCCAGCATCCTCGCAGACGGTGCATCGTTCGCGCCATGCGATGCCAACACGGCGATCACGATCACCGCAAATGGAACGTTGACCACATCCACCCATATCGACGTGCTTCTCAGCTACGTCGTCGACGCCTAATAACCAAAACTGAAAAAGGAGCTTTCACATGCCATCACCTACCAGTGCATTAACCACACTGCGGCCAGACTTGGCCAGCTTTTTGGAGTTCGACCTTGAAAGCGACCGCCTCGGCTACGTCGCCTCGCAGGTCTTCCCCGTCATTGATGTCGCCAGCCAAGCTGGTGTTTTCGGCGTGATCCCTGTCGAGCAATTGCTGCAGCAGCGGACCACCAACCGATCACCCGGCAGCGGTTACAGCCGTGGCAACTTCACCTTTACCACTGCCAGTTTTGCGTGCGAAGAACACGGTGCAGAAGAGCCAGTCGACGACCGCCAAGCGAAGATGTACCGCGAGTACTTCGACGCCGAGCAGGTTTCGACCCTGCGAGCATTTTCTGCCGTTCTGCGAAACGCCGAGCAGCGGGTCGCCGACGCCGTGTTTAACACGACGACATGGAACGGCGCAGCCCTGACCACTAGCATCTCCGACGAATGGGACGACGTGGCCAACGCCGTGCCGATCACCAACGTCGACGCGGCGGTCAAGAAGATTTGGGACGGCAGCGGCCTGTGGGCCAATGCCCTGATCATCAACCAGAAGGTCTTCCGCAACCTGCGACGCTGTGCCCAAGTCATCGACGCCATTGAGTCCAATGGTGCTGGCGACCCGTCCAAGCAATCGGACATCACTGCCGCACAACTGGCGTCAGTGTTCGGCCTCGACTTCGTCATCGTGGCAGGAGCCAGCCGAAACAACGCCAAGGAAGGCCAGACGTTTGCGGCCTCGCAAATCTGGTCTGACGAGTACGCAATGGTCTGCCGCGTCGCAACCTCGGCCGACATGGCCGAGCCTTGCATCGGCCGAATGTTCCACTGGTCGGAAGACGGCAGCAGCCCCGGCGGCACTGTCGAAAGCTACCGGGACGAAATCGTCCGAGGCAACATCATCCGCGTCCGTCACGACGTGGACGAGGTTGTGCTGTACCCGCAAGCCGGGCACCTGCTGAGCAACATCACCACCTAGTGATTGGAGCCAGCAACCGTGGCGAGTCGGTTTGATCAGAGTTTCCAGGCGGCCGCGTTCCCCCAGCTACTCGCCGAGTTTGGGGAGCCGGTCACCTATTACTTTGCCGGAGGGGGTAGCCGTTCGATTGACGCCATTATCGAACGGAACCCTCCGGCCATTTTTGACCAAGCCGGCAACCCGATGCAGATTGACATCGTGATCCGGTTAAAGCGGCACGCAACCAGTGGCGTGCTGAGCAACGAGGTCAACCGCGGCAGCGACAGCGTCGAAGTCAAAAAGCGGGTTGATGATGCGGCTGTGAGTCGGTTCACGGTGGTTCGTAAACTTTCCGACGACAGCGGCGTCGTGGTTCTTGCACTCAGCGGAAGTCCTTAATGGCGACAGCAGTGGCCGAACTAATCATCGACAAGGTGCGAACCCGGCTGGGCGACATCAAGGTCAGCGGCGGGTACGAGGTCACCGTCTCCGAAGTCGTGCGGCCGACGCGGTACGGCGGTTTCCGTCCGCAAGACCTGCAACTGGTCGTCACGCAGGGCACGCTCGAGCGCAACGCCGACCTGTCGCACCCCGGCAATCCGCCCGCGACGGCGTGGGACATGGAGGTTATTGTCGCCGGCCTGCTGATGCCCAGCGAATCCAGCACCAGCAAGATTGACACGCTCCGCAACCAGTTTGCCGCAGACTGCATTAAGGCCATCTGCACCCCAGCGGCCAGCTGGCACAACTGGGACACGCTGGCCATCCTCACCGAAATCGGAAGCGTCGAAGATGTGACGACCGAGGAGTCCAGCGGGTTTAAGCTGACCATGACCGTGACATTCCGCACCGATGAAAACAGCCCCTACACGGCGAGGAGTTAGCGATGCCAGACCTCAGCAAAGCACCTCCGCTGCAGTTCACCGTCAACACTGGCGAAATGCAGCAGTTGGCAAACCAGCTGGACGTGTGGCCAAAGGCGATGAAGCAGGCTATTTCGCGGGCCATCAATGAAACGCTGAAGCAGGGGAGGCGTGAGTCGGCCCGAATCATCGTTGCCAAGTATTACATTAAACAGAAAGATGTGATCGACGCAATCAAGATGCACCGCGCCAAGCCGACGGAACTGACCGGAAAGCTAACCATCCACCCAGAACGTCGGCCCGGTCTGGCCAAGTTTGGCGCAAAGCAGGTGGACAAGAAGGGCGGCGGCGTCACCTATAAAACCTTGCGAGGGCAAGGCCGGACGTTTATCCCCGGTGCGTTTGCCTACCCGAAAACGAAGCCATACTGGGTGGCCATACAAAGCATTTCGCACATCAACAAGGGCCGCACGAAAGACGAGAAAACAGCAAAACGCCGGACCCGCCTGCAATTCCTGCAGGGCATCAGCGTCTGGGGCATGTTTGCCAGCCTGAGCAACCAGCAGCGAGTCAACCAAGTCATGCAGGAAAAGTTCGGCAAGAACGTCCGCGAGTCCGTCAACTTTGAATACCTTGTCCGTTCCGGCCAAATCCCCAGACGCATTCGCGACGGGCAAATCGTTCGCGGCAAACCATAGGAGTCAACCAAAATGCCACTACTGAAGAAAAAGCATGTCCTCGCCGCCAAGATCGAAGTCACCAGCGGCACCGCCGAATCGCTGACCGCTGCCGAAGCGGCGTTCAACGTGTTTGACCTGAACATGCAGCCCACGATTGCCTTTACCGAACGTCAGGGGAATGGCAGTTTCAGCCAAATGCCCGCCGTCCGTGAACTCATGGGGGGCACTTGTACCTTCCGCACCGAAGTCTACGGCAGCGGCGCGGGTGGTGTTCCTGGCTGGGCGTCGACTTTCCTGCCGGCCTGCGGCTGGACAAACTCCGCTGGCACGTTCAGCCCGAAGTCAGAACTGCCGGGCAGTAACGTCAAGACACTGACCATCGGCGCATACATCGACGGCGTGCGGCACCTGATGCGGGGCTGCAGCGGCACGTTCACGATGAACTTTGAGACTGGCAAACTGGCGACCATCGACTGGACGTTTACCGGCGTCTGGGCGTCGTCGACCGATGTGACGATTCTGGCCCCGACCTACCCGACGGCCCTGCCGCTGCGGGTCGCCAATGCCACGTTCACCATCGGCAGTTGGTCGCCGTGCTTCCAAAACTTGTCCATCGATGCCGGCAACGAGATCTTCCTGCGGGAGTGTGCGGTCAACACCGACGGCAGCGGCTACGCCACGGCAGTCATCACTGGCCGCAAGGTTACCGGCAGCATCAACCCCGAAGCGGAAACGCTGGCGACCCGGCCCAATTACGACGACTGGATCGCTTCGACCGAGCGGGCGTTCAGTCTGGCGATTCAAAACGCCACCGACAAAGTCACCGTGGCTATGCCGAAGTTTCAGATTACCAACCTGCAGGACGGCGACCGCAATGGCGTGGTCACGCATGAAATCAATTTTCAAGCCAACAAGTCTGCGGCAGCTGGCAACGACGAGCTGACGATTGCCTTCGCGGCACCGTAACAATTCACCCTTAACCAACGGAGTCACCAATGGGGCGAGCATTGGAACCCGGCGAGAAGTTTCCCATTGTTTTGGACTGGGACATGGACAAGCCGGAATCACAGCGACCAACCATTTACACGGTCGCCCTGTCGATGCGTCGGCAGATGCGACTGGGCCAGTTGCTGGACGAGGCACCAAAAAGCACGGACAGCACGGCATTCTTCGAGGCCCTGCAAACCGGCCTCGCGGAAGTCATCACCGGCTGGCGAAACGTCCGCGACCCGGCGACGGGTGCGGAAATCTCCTACAGCAAAGAGGCCCTGCTGGACGTGTTCACGACCAGCGAGGCGTATGAAGTGTTTCGAAAAGTCATGGCGGGCAACACGCTGACCAAGGCCGATGAAAAAAACTCCGCATCGCAGCCCTGATCCGGCAGGGGCTGCTGTGCAAGAACTGCGTGCCGGGCAAGTGCCACGAAATGCCGACGGAACTGTCGAGCGTTTCGATTGCCTGCCCGACATGCAACGAGGCCGGATGTGCGGACTGCGGCGAGACGGGCTACGTGGAGATCGCGGACTGCCCGAAACGCTGCATCGACGCGGGACTGCTGCAGGCAATTCGGATGGCGGACCTGATGAAGCAGGGTCTGCCGCCGGTGGCCGGTGGCGTGCTGGACCAGTCAGCATGGTTTGTCAGCGTGTACGAGGCGTTCCGGTCGGAAGAGGCGAAGGCCGAGGCAGAAGTTTATAAGCGGATGTGAGCAATGGCAGCAGAAACGGTTCAAATTGTTTTGCAGGGCGTCGACAACGCCACGCCCGCATTTACGTCCGTTGCCCGCAGCATCAAGGAAACTGGCGACCAGTCGCAGAAGCTCGGCGGTGTGTTTGGCAAGGTGTTCGAGTCGTTGGGCATGACGCAACTGTCGGCACTGACGGACCAGTTCAGCGGGTTATCCGCGCAGATGAAAGAGCTGGGCGACGCGGGCAGCAAGGGCGGTGCCGGAATGCTGGTTGCAAAGGCCGGCATCATTGCGGCCGTTGGTGCCGCCAGCTTTCAAGTCGGCACGATGATCGCCGATTGGTTGTATGAAACAGAGGCATGGGGCAAGCGGATGCAGCAGGTCCTGAAAGATGCCGAGCAGGCCGCTGCCATCGTCTCCAAAAAGAATCAGGACCAGTTTACGCTGCAGATGCAGATTGCCAATGCCGCAGCGACGGAAGAGCAGAGGATGGCTGAACTTCGGCAGATTCAGGCTGCCAAGCAACTGGAAGTCGAGCGAGCGCAGATCAAGCTGAAGAACGAGCAAAAAGACCTTGAGGCTGCACTGGCCAATGACATGTTCGGCTATGGCAAGGAAGATAACGCCGCAGCGGAAACGGCCGTCAAGCTGGCCGAGGAGCGGCTGAGTCTGCTTCGCGATCAGGCCGCCGAAGTCGGAAAGGCCATACGCGGGCCGACCGATAACGAACAGGAACTGCAAACACGCCTTCAGGCACAGGCCGAGAATAAAAAAGCTATCGAAGACACACGCAAGGCCAACGCCGACGCATGGGCTGAACTGTCCAAACAAATGGACGACGAACAAAAGGCACGGGACGAACAGGTCAAAAAGGACCAGTCATACATCGACGGTTTGAAAGCCAGAAACATTGAGCTGCTAAACGGCAAGCAGGCGGCCGAAGAGTTTAAGGCGGCACTGGCTGGCGTCACTGAAGAGACGATTGCCGCCGGCCGTGAGATGGCAATCCAAAACGAACTGCTAGAAGCGCAGAAGCAACTGGCGGACGAGGAGAAACGACAGGACGAAGAGGCTCAGAAAAAGCTGGGCCAGCCGGCCCCGCAGCTGCAGGCGATGCAGTCCCGCCTGCTGACCCGCAGCGGCAATAACCCCAACGACCGAGCCATCAAGGCCAACGAAAAAACGGCCGAACTGACGGCCAAGATTGAACGCCTGCAGCAGGAGCAACTGGCCGAACTGCGGAAGAACAAGGGCGGCGAAATCATCGTCTTGGGAAGCTAACAAAATGCCAGTAACCTACTTTGACCAGACATTCAGCAGCGGCATCAAGACCAGCGTCGACGACAAAGGCTGGACCACGGCCACGGCCCAAATCAAATGGAATGCCTTCGTTGCCACGCCGGACGATAACGAACTGACCGTCAAGGCAGACGCACGGGCACCACGGGAAAAGTCCCGGCATCCACTGTTTGCCGGCCTGTTCTGCAATGGCGTGGGCGTGGACCGGCGCGGCCCGCTGCATTTCGAGGTGGTCGCCGATTACGCCTCGCCACCGTACAAGGAAGAGTCTGGCCAGCAGCAGGGGCCACTGTCCCAGCCGGTGCAGGTCAGCTATTTCAGCATCACCAGTGAAGAGGAGATCGACGAAGACTTTAACGGCAATCCGATTGTCACCGCCTGCGGCGAGCCAGTGATGGGCATCACCCGGCCAATCAGCGACCTCGGCATCCGCCTGCAGAAGAACTTCGCCAGCTTTGACCCGGCCAGTTTTTATACGTTCATTGACTGCGTCAACAGCGACACGTTTATCGGTTTCCCGCCCGGCACGCTTCGCATCGCCAGCATCAGCGCGGATGAGCAGTTCTACACCGACGAGGACGGAAACAGCATTCCATTCTGGTCCGTTCAGGTCGAGATCCACGCCCGCAAACCATACCGCACGACCAACGACAAGGCATGGTGGAAGCGATACCGGCACGAAGGGTTCTACGTTCGCACGTCGGCATTCACGCCAATCGGTTCAGTTTTCGCGGTAGTGCGAGCGGTTGATGCCAACAAGGAACCAGTCAGCCAGCCGGTTCAGTTGGACGAAAATGGATTCAAGCTGGCCGACCAAACGCAGTCCACCTGGATCGAACGCCAGGTCTTCGCCCCCGTCAGTTTTGCAAGCATGGGATTCTAAAAACAGGAGCAGCAAATGCCGATCACCGCATTCATTCCCTCTGGGGAAATCGTCAACAGTCAAATCAACACGCTGGCCGCCATCGAGCGGACCAAGCTGGCCAGCGAGTCGCGCAAAGACAACATCCCGCTGGAGCTGGTGCGGGTCTGGGATGCGTTTCAAACCAGCCTCCCCACCACCGCAGCGGCCGACGACCTCGGCCTGATTCCCGGCACATGGGGAACCGATGCCATTACAATCCAAACCAGCGACGCCAAGAATACCAGCGTCACCCAGCGGGCGCGGTTCGTCTACCGGCTTCCGGTCGAGTACGTCGACGGGCAGGCCATCAGCGTGGCATCGTGGGCCGGGATGCGGACCACCGTTGCCAACGGCACTGCCACCATCGACTTTGAGGTCTACAAAAAGAACGACGCCACCGGGCTGGTGGGCAGCGACTTGGTCAGCACGGCAGCCACGACGATCAACAGCCTGACTGCTGCGGCCAAGGAGTTCACCATCGACCCGACCGGGCTGACCCACGGCGACGAACTGGACATCCGTGTCACCATCGCCATTACCGACACAGCCACCCCCACCGCAGTCATCGGCCGGATTTACAAACTGTACATGCTGCCAACCGTAAAAGGCTAAACCGTGGCCAAGGCTTACGCACTGACGGAACCCGTTGCCCGCTGGGCGGTCGAGCAGGCCGGCATGCGGCAGGGCACGACCGCGCCGCCTGACATCGGCACGTTTCGGGATATTCCGTCGGGGCGCGTCGTCTTCCGCAACGACAGCGGCGAGACAATTCCGGCGTGGGGCATCGTCCGCGTCACCGGCTACGTTGACAGCGGCGAACGTCACTGCGTCACCGTTACCAAGCCGGCCTCGAGTGCTGGCGTGTTTATCGTTAACGGCTCGGAGCCGGTGCCAGATGGCGAGAACGGGACATCGCAACCCGGCCCGATTGTGCGGGTCGTGTACGACAGCAGCGACTCGCCAACCGTCAGCAAGATGTTTGGCGTGTCTGGATTCAAGGCCCGCAGTTTCCCGACTGGCCTGCCAGTGGCAGACGTGCGAATGGTTGGTGTGCTGGACCCGACGAATTACATTGCGTTCGCCATTATCAACCCGATTACGCAGGTGATGATCAAGGCTCCGAGCGGCGGCATTCCTGGCCGAGTCGGTTCGCTGATGCAGGGAGCAATCTGCGACGTTGTCGTGATGGGGACGGAAACGGACCAACTGACGACCACGTCGATGCAGCTCAAGATTTACAACTGGGCAACGTCGGCGGCCTGCGCCAATGGCGACCGCTACGGCATCGCCAGTTTGGTGAACGGCAAATGGCACATCATCGCCGAGGACTGCAACGATGAGGGCAGCACGGTCCAGCCCGGCAGCGGCAGCGGAGCCGGCGGACGGGTCACTAATCCAATCGAACCGCAGACCATCACGCCTGCGACAATGGTCGGTCAATCACGAAACGTCAATTTCTCTGGAACTGGAACGGGCAGCGGCCCGGCTTAACAATGCCAACACTGACAAAATTTTATTCTTTCGTGGAGGCGCTCCATGAGGGCAAGCACGACCTCGGCAGCAATCAGCTAAAGTGGATTCTCACCAGCAACGCGCCAAGCCTAACATGGGCGCAGCTTAGCGATGTGACCGGCCAGCTATCGACAGCCAATGGTTATACGCAAAATGATAAGGTCATGACCGTGACCAGCTCGGCTCAATCGAGTGGCTTGTATACTCTTATTGCCTCGGACGTAACTTGGACGGCCAGCGGCGGCAATCTGGGAAACGGTTCATTTCGCTACGCGATTTTATTCAACGAAAGTTCAACTTCTGATTTGCTGATTGGGTATCTAGATTACGGCTAC